GAAATCTACGAGAGCGGCGTTTCCATTGCGGAAGGCTCCACCATGCGGACGTATATCAGGAAGTGGCCGCACATCAGGTGGCTGCTGACGGTCGCCAATGACGGCACGAACAGCATTTTTAAGGCGCTGCGGGAGAACACGGACGGGGCGCAGGATATGTTCCTTTCGGAGCTTGTGCGGATCATGGAGAAATACCCGTGGTGTGACGGCGTGGACATCGATTTGGAGAAAGGGGATGATTACTCCACAGCGGCGAAGTCAACCGCTATGTTCCGAAATATTTACAATATGGTGAAATCCTACAATCCTGCAAAGCTGATGAATATCTGCCTGCCGGGGATGGACAGCATTAACGGCTCTGTCGGCGGGGAGAACTGGTGCGTCTACGGCGACCTCAACAATTACTGCGACACGGCCTCCATCATGAGCTACGGCATGGCATGGGCGGGCAGCGCACCGGGGCCGGTTTCCCCGCGTTCCTGGCTGGAGGGCATCTATAATTACGCCGTGAAAGTGATGAATCCGGATAAAGTGTTCCTGGGGATGCCTGCCTACGGGTGGAACTGGCGGATACACGACACGCCAAAGAACATGGGCGTCACCTACCGGGGGACTTCCAACACCTACTATGCGGCGCAGCTATGGATGACGGGCGGCTACAACTTCACGGATGACAAGCCGCCGCAGCCGTTTATTCCCATCGTGGCTTATTGGGACGACTACGACAAGGTGCCGTGGGCGCTTCCCCATGTGTACGACTACATGGAGGGGCGGGATGCGGTTTCCTTTGATTACCCGCTGCTTTCCGGCACATACAACCGCAGGCATTACCTTACCGCCTACGGCAAGGAGCAGAAGACGGAATTTGACGGCATTGTGGTTGACCGTAGCGGCGGAAGCCCGGACAGCTATTCCGGCATTGTGGCCGTTTCGGAGGGCATGGTGACGATGGGGGATAATGGTTCCGCCTCTTACAGTTTTTCGGTATATTCGGCGGGGACTTATGATATCGCCGTGCGCCTGTGCTTCCCCTTCTGGGATAAGAACGGGATATTTATTTCCATTGACGGGAGCAGGAAGCATTTCACAGAAAGCCGCCTGTGGTGGCCGTACTGGAGAAGCGCCTTCTGGTCGGCGCTGGCAAAGGGAATGTCCCTATCTGCAGGGACGCACACCATCACGGTCTCGGTGGATGTGAAAGGGGTGCAGTTTTACGGCTTCCGTGTCTGCTCGGCTTTTTCGGAAGAACCGAGCGCCGGCTCCGCCACCTACACCCTTGCGCCACGGAAATTCAAGGATGTGGACGGCAACATGGCGCAGCCGGACAGGGGCTTCAAGCTGACGCTGGAAATGCTCCGCAGGAAGCCGGACTCGGCGCTCATCTGGTACGAGGACTTCCGGGATGAGAACCCTCTGCCGGAGAGTTACTGGACGACGCTCTCCGGCAAGTGGGAGGTGTGGCGGGAGGGCTATGAGAACCGGCCGTACTCCCAGCTTGAGGGGAGCGGGCAGCTTGCATGGAAGTACAGCGGCTTTTCCGATATCCATCTGCGGGCAAGGCTGGCATTCCCGGCAGGCGGCAGCGGGAAGGCGGGGGTGTTCTGCGGGGATGTTTTCTGCTGCTTAAATTATGACACACAGAGGGTGGAGCTTTACAAGGGTTCCACCCTTCTTGGCAGTTACAGCCAGACGATCAGCCGGACGGCGAATGCAGACCTCAGAGGGAATCCCGCCATGTACACGGTGGAGATGCGCATCCGTGGAAACAGGGTGCGGGTGTATTCCGGCGCATCTTATGCGCTGCGTTTCACGGCCTCCATATCCGGATTCAGTGGCGGGTATGCAGGATACCGCTCCGATAACCGTACCGTCTGTGAACTGATGAGACTTGGGGACTCATGGACATATGAGCCTTACGAGCGGTTCGATGTGCGGATGCCGGACGGAAGTTTTAAATCCTTCGGACGGATCAGCAGGAGCAATGTGGCGTGGGATGAAGAATTCCAGGTGTTCACGCTGACTGCCGATGTGGAGGAGAGCGCCACCCGCAGCGAGGACATTTCGATGGATTATGATTTTTTCCATTCAGATTTGATGGAGATATCCTGCGGGAACAACTACACGGCTGAGGTCACTCCGAGGGATATCAATATCTGGATTTCCCGGCTGTTTCTTGGGGATGCGGACGGCTTCTCCATCCTCTATTACCAGGACGTGGACTCCCTCGTCTATTGGGCGAACCAGGCGGCGTACCGCTGGAAGCTGCGGGGGATGTGTATGTGGTCGCTTGGGCAGGAGGACATGAGGATTTGGGAGTGGCTGCCGAAACAAATTTAATATTTCCATGGATACAGGGCTGTCCGCCGATTGGCGGGCGGCCTTTTATCATACAAAAAATCTTTTTAAGGAGGGTTTCACTATGAAGGAATTCTGGAACACAATTCAACTCATTTTTGCGGGTGTCGGGGGATGGCTCGGTTACTTCCTCGGCGGCTGTGACGGCCTGCTGTATGCGCTGGTCGCTTTTGTCGTGGTGGACTATATCACTGGCGTGATGTGCGCCGCGGCGGATAAGAAGCTGTCTAGCGAGGTAGGGTTCCGGGGCATTGCCAAGAAGGTGCTGATCTTCCTGCTCGTGGGGATTGCCAACATCCTCGATGTGCAGGTCATCGGCACAGGCAGCGTTTTGCGGACGGCGGTCATCTTTTTCTATATCTCCAACGAGGGCGTGAGCCTCCTGGAGAACGCCGGACACCTGGGGCTGCCCATCCCGGAGAAGCTGAAGGATATCCTGGCACAGCTCCATGACAAAGCAGAAAAGGGGGACGAGTAAATGAAACTGGTAGAAAGCATTCTGACGAAAAACCCCTGCTACACGGCAGGGAGGAAGCTCACGGTAAAAGGGCTGATGCTCCACTCTGTGGGCTGCCCGCAGCCGAAGGCGTCCGTATTCATCAACTCATGGAACAGCCCTGCGCATGACACATCCTGCGTCCACGGATTCATTGACGGGAACGATGGCACGGCTTACCAGACATTACCGTGGAACCACAGGGGATGGCACTGCGGCTCCGGCAGCAAGGGCAGCGGCAACAATACCCATATCGGGGTGGAAATGTGCGAACCGGCGTGTATCAAATACACATCAGGCAGCAATTTCACCTGCTCCGACACGGCCACGGCAAAGGCGGTGGCGAAAAGGACTTATGAGACGGCGGTGGAGCTGTTCGCCATGCTCTGTGAAAAGTACAGCCTTGACCCGCTTGCGGACGGTGTCATCATCAGCCACAAGGAAGGCTGTGCGAGGGGCATTGCCAGCAACCACGGCGACCCGGAGCATTTATGGACGCAGCTTGGGATGGGGTACACAATGGATTCCTTCCGTAAAGCGGTCAAGGCAGCGATGGGCGGCACTGCTTCTGGCACAGACAGATACACCAAGATCATGGGGAATGCCACGGCAACGGCGGAGCAGATGCAGGCATATCTGAAAAAGAAGAACCCGTCCGTGGCGCAGTCCGTCCTCGACATGGTTCCGCTGTACCTTTCGGAAGGAAAAGCAGAAGGAGTCCGTGGCGACATTGCCTTTGCGCAGTCCTGCCTTGAGACCGGGAACTTTACCTTTTCCGGCTCGGCGGTCACGCTTTCGCAGAACAATTTCTGCGGCATGGGCGTGACTTCTAACGGTGTGAAGGGGAATTCCTTTGACACACCGCAGCTCGGTATCCGGGCGCAGGTGCAGCATCTGAAAGCCTACGCCTCCACGGACGCACTCAAGAACACCTGCATTGACCCGCGGTTCAAATATGTCACAAGGGGCTGTGCGGAATATGTGGAGTGGCTTGGGCAGAAGGAAAACCCTGCCGGAAAGGGATGGGCGACAGGCGCCGGCTATGGGGAGAAGATACTCACGATCCTGAAAGGCATCCTTGGGACGGAAGGAGAGGCATCTTCCCCGGCTCCTGTAGAAACGGAAATCTGGTACCGCGTCCGGAAGACCTGGGCAGACGCATCCTCGCAGAAAGGGGCGTTCAAGTTGCTGGAGAACGCAAAGAAATGTGCGGATGAGAATCCGGGCTGCTCCGTGTTTGATGAGTCGGGGAAGGCAGTGTATTCCAGTACGGCAGCGTTCAAGCCGTATCTGGTTCAGGTATCCATCCCAAACCTTAACATCCGGAAAGGCCCTGGCACTGACCATGCAAAGACTGGGAAATATACGGGAGCCGGCACTTTCACGATAGTGGAGGAGGCAGACGGCGAAGGCGCATCCAGGTGGGGATTGCTGAAATCCTACCAGGAAAAGAGAGACGGATGGATTTCGCTGGATTACGCAAAGAGGGTATAAATGGTTTTACGCCTGCAGGAGTTCCTTTTGGGATTCCTGCAGGCGTTATTTTTTTTTTGTGAAAACACCCCGCCGAACTGCGGTTCAAATCTCCGTATAGTGAGGAGGCGTTTTTATGACTGACAGGCAAAAAGACCGGATACGGCAGATGAGGGCCGCTGGCTATGGATATATGAAGATTGCGCAGGAACTTGGCATTTCAGAGAACACAGTAAAATCATTTTGCCAGAGGAAGGGACTGAGTGCGGGGAAAATAAAAGCAGCAGTGCCGTCTGCGGATGGGGATAAGGGTATCTGCCCGTGCTGTGGGGCGGAGGTGAAACAGAATCCGGGACGGAAGGTTAAGCGGTTCTGTTCCGATAAATGCAGGAATGCGTGGTGGAACAGTCATCCGGAACAGGTGGAGCGGAAGGCACGTTATGAATTCGTGTGCGCTTACTGCAAAAAGCCGTTCACGGCCTACGGCAATGCCGGCAGGAAATACTGCTGCCATGCGTGTTATGTGGCTGACAGGTTCGGAGGTGGCACAGATGAGTGAGGAGCAGTTCCGGAATGAAAAAATGTACCACGCCACCATGAACATAGCGAAATCCCTCATGGAACAGGGGGCAATGACGGCAGAGGAGTACGGTCAGATTGATACAATTTTCCGGGAAAAATACCGCCCGATTTTGGTTAGTTTACAGACCGAAATGAGTGGATATAAAGCCGGTTCTATGGCATCATGTGACACTGACAAGGAGGGATGATATGCCGAGAATCAGCGTAATCGGGCAGGTTCTGCCGGAACTGAAAAAGAGGAAGAGGGTGGCGGCTTATGCCAGGGTGTCGATGGAGACGGAAATGCTCCTCCATTCCCTTTCCGCGCAGGTCAGCCATTACAACGGATTGATACAAAAAAATCCTGATTGGGAGTTTGCGGGCATATATGCGGATGAGGGCATCAGCGGAAGGGACACAAGCCACCGCGACGACTTCAACAGGCTGCTTGCGGACTGCGATGCCGGGAAGATTGACATGGTGCTGGTAAAGTCCGTCAGCCGTTTTGCAAGGGATACCGTGGACACCCTGACGGTGACGAGGCACCTGAAGGAGCTTGGAATCGATGTTTATTTTGAAAGGGAAAACATCCACTCCATTTCCGACGAGGGGGAGCTGCTGCTTACCCTGCTTGCATCCTTCGCACAGGAGGAATCGCGCAGCATTTCCGAGAATGTGAAGTGGGGCATCCGGAAACGGTTTGAACAGGGCATCCCGAACGGGCATAAAGCGCCATACGGATATGAATGGGACGGGGAAATGTACCGCGTCATACCGGAGCAGGGCGAGGTCATAAAGGAGATTTTTGCAAAGTACCTTTCCGGCACATCTGCCTATGGGATTGCAAAGGAACTTTCAAAGAGGGGCATCACGGGGCAGAAAGGTGTGCCGATGGACGACTCCACCATCAAGTTCATCCTCACGAACCCGTCCTATACGGGCTCCATGCTCCTGCAGAAGAATTTTATTTCCGAGGGGCATACGAGGAAAAGGAATAAGGGCGAGCTGCCCATGTACATGGTGGAGGGTATGTTCGAGCCTCTCATCCCGCAGGCGGATTTTGAAAAGGCGCAGCTCATACGGGAGCAGCGGGCGGATGCCGCCGCCAATAAAAACCCCACGCTCACGGCTTTTTCCGGACTGGTGAAATGTGGGGAATGCGGCCGTTCGGTGAGCAGGCGCACCACGAAGTACGGCAAGAAATGGAACTGCAATACCAGGGAGCGCAAAGGGAAAGATGTGTGCGGGCTCCGGCCGGTCTATGAAACGGAGCTGGAGCAGGCGGCGGCCGCCGCACTGGAGCTTGCCGCCTTTGACGGGGCGGCAGTCCGGAGGGAAGTCGAGCAGATTGTCATAAATGCAGACCGCATTGAGTTCCGCATGAAAAGCTGGAAGGCAAGAGAGGTCATGCGGGCATACCAAAGAGGCCGCAGCGCATTTTCGCAGAAAATCACCTGCGGGTGCTGCGGCAGGAAACTGGAATGCGATTACTGGAAGATGGGTCCGAAAGGGCAGAAGGAAAAATATAAGGTTTGGGTGTGCCGGGGGTGTTCCTTCCGCAGGCTGCTGGATGATGAATTCCGAAAGGCAGCGGCGGAAGTCCTGGGGCGGGAGGATTACGAACCCCGCTTTGTGAAGGAGATTGCGGGAGTGACGGCATACGAGGACAGGTTTGAATTTCACTTTACGGATGGGGAGGTGGTCGAATGGCAAAGAAAGTAACAACCATACCCGCCACGCTGAACCGGTTTGACTCCAGGCCGATTGCGGCGGCGAAAAAGCGGAAGACGGCGGGATATGCGAGGGTATCCACGGATTCCGAGGAACAGGCGACAAGCTATGAGGCGCAGGTCGATTATTACACCCGGTACATAAACGGCCGGGAGGATTGGGAATTTGCCGGGGTGTATACGGACGAAGGCATCTCTGCAACGAACACAAAAAAGCGCGACGGTTTTAACCAGATGATTGAGGATGCACTGGCGGGGAAGATTGACCTCATCATCACGAAATCGGTCAGCCGGTTCGCAAGGAACACGGTGGATTCCTTAACGACAGTAAGGAAACTAAAGGAGAAGGGCATCGAGGTTTATTTTGAGAAGGAGAACATCTACACGCTGGATTCCAAGGGGGAGCTGCTCATCACCATCATGAGCTCCCTTGCGCAGGAGGAGTCAAGGAGCATTTCAGAGAACACCACTTGGGGCAAGCGGAAGCAGTTTGCGGACGGCAAAGGCAGCCTTGCCTACAGCACTTTCCTCGGATATGAGAAAGGCGAGGACGGCAGCCTGAGAGTGAACCCGGAGCAGGCGGAAACGGTAAAGCTGATATACCAGCTTTTCCTGCAGGGACTGAGCCCGTATGCCATCGGCAAGAAGCTGACGGGGCTTGGCATCAAGAGCCCCGCGGGGAAGGACACCTGGCACCAGAGTTCCGTCAAGAGCATCCTCACCAACGAGAAGTACAAAGGGGACGCGCTCCTGCAGAAGCAGTACACGGCGGACTTCCTCACCAAAAAGCGGAAGAAGAACCAGGGGGAGATACCGCAGTATTATGTGGAGGGGAACCACGAGGCAATCATCCCTCCCGAAACATGGGAGCTGGTGCAGGAGGAAATGGAGCGGCGCAAAAGCATGGATGCAAGGTACAGCAGCGCGAGCATATTTTCCTCGAAAATCAAGTGTTCCGAGTGCGGGAACTGGTACGGCTCCAAGGTGTGGCACTCGCAGGACAAATACCGCAGGGTGATATTCCAGTGCAACCGCAAGTTTAAAAACGATAAGAAATGCCGGACGCCGCACCTTACCGAGGACGAGATTAAGGATGCCTTCGTGAAAGCCGTCAATGCGGTCATCCCGGAAAAGGATGAGCTGATAGCGAACACCAAGGTGATGATGCGGACATTATGCGACACCACGGAGCTGGAGGTGGAGCAGAGCCGGTTTCTGACTGAGACGAAGATGGTGGCGGAAATGGTAAAAAGGATTGTGGCGGAAAACAAAGCCGAAGCAATGGACCAGGAGGAATACCAGAGACGCCGCAATGAACTGGTCGCCCGGTATGAGGCGGCAAGGGACGGGTACGAAAAAGCATCCGGGGAGATTTCCGA